CTACAAAATGGAAAAGCTAAAGCATCTTATCGCTTCGCCGATGAAAGCATTCTCACTTCGCCTCAAAACGAAATCACAATGCCATCAACTGAAGTAAGTGTATCAATCAGTGGTAATACTTTAACTCAAATTAGGAGTGCGGCTCGTGTTATGAACCATGCTATCGTCTCGCTAAAAGGTGAAGATGGCGTAGTTACTTTAGCCGTAGTTGATCCAAAGAACCCAACAGCAAACACATTTTCAATCATTCTCGATGAAGACAACGAATGCAAATCATCCTTTGATCTGCAGTTCCTCATCGCGAATTTAAAAGTTCTTAGCGGAGACTATAATGTAAAAATTAGTTCAAAGCTAATCAGTGAGTGGATAAATACATCAGTGCCTGTAAAATATTACATCGCTCTTGAAAAAACATCAACTTACAACTAAACTAGTAAAGTAAAAACAACAAAACAACAAAACATAATTATGGAAAACGAAGAAAATACCGCAACGGAAACCCCTGAAACTGTCGAAATTAACCTTGGAGCAGTAGCAATGGTATGTAGAGTAATCGCAGCATGTACAGAGCGTGGCGCGATTAAAGCAGAAGAAATGTCAACCGTTGGTCAAGTATTTGATTATATGCGCGCATTCCTTCCCGCACCAGAAGCTAAAGCTGAAGGCGAAGAAGCTGAAGGCGAAGAAGCTGAAGGCGAAGAAGCAACCGCTGAATCCGATATTCTTGAGCCGGTAGAAGCCTAAACAAAAATTGACTTAAATTTATATTATGACTGAAACACTTTGGTGCGAAAAGTATCGCCCAACCACGATTGACGATTGTATCCTTCCTAACGAATTAAAGAAAACATTTAATTCTATTGTTAAATCAGGAGAGGTTCACAACATGTTATTGACCGGCTCAGCTGGTCTTGGAAAAACAACTGTAGCAAAAGCATTATGCAATCAACTTAATCTTGACTATATGTTAATCAACGGTTCGGAAGAATCCGGTATTGATGTATTAAGAAATAAGATTAAGCAGTTTGCTAGTAGCGTTAGTCTTGGCGGCGGTTTAAAGGTAATCATTCTTGATGAGGCTGATTATCTTAACGCCCAAAGTACACAGCCTGCTTTGCGCGGTTTCATTGAGGAGTTTTCTAATAACTGTAGGTTTATCTTAACTTGCAATTTTAAGAATCGAATCATTGAGCCGTTGCATAGCAGGTGTTCAGTCATTGAGTTTAATACAAATAAAAAGGATCTTGCCACACTTGCTGGTAAGTTCCTATCGCGTTTAAAAACTATATTAGATAAGGAAGGCATTAAGTATGAAGATAAAATACTAGCCGAACTTATTATTAGATATGCTCCAGATTGGAGAAGGATTATTGGTGAGTGCCAACGATATGGAGCAGGCGGTGAAATCCAGCCAACTGTTTTACTTGGAGTATCTGATTCTAATATTTCTGAGGTTATTACTTTCTTAAAGACTAAAGACTTTAAAGGAATGCGAGGATGGGTATGCAATAATACATCTCTTGATAGTACTGTTGTATTTAGAAAGATATACGATTCATTATATGATTATGCAGATCCTTCATCTATTCCTTCTGCAGTTTTAATCATTGCCGATTATAGTTACAAAGCAGCGTTCTGTGGTGATAAAGAAATCAACATGGTTGCCTGTTTAGTAGAGTTAATGGCAAACATTAAATGGAAGTAATGAGCAAAGTTAAAAAACTTTCCTTCTTTGATATTTTAAATAATATTAATGCTGGTTCTAAAGCTCCGGATATTCTTAAAGGTGTAACTGCTGATTCTAGTGAAACCTTACCAGACCCTGATAGTCCTGAGAAAGCTTATACTCCATTTATGATTAACCGAGGGTTATCTCAGTTTAATGATACTATTCTATTTGCTAATGAGATGAATATGAATTATCATCTCCCTGCTAGAATGCAATATGATTTTTATAAGAACGTATTACGTCCTCGTAAAAGATTTAGTAAATGGTTTAAAGCAATTCCTGACAGTAATGATATTAAAATTATCATGGATCACTATGGATATAGTTCTGAGAAAGCGCGCGATGTATTGGATTTATTTAATAAAGAAGAGTTAAAAGCTTTACATCGTCATCATGACAAAGGTGGAAAAGCATAATAAATAATTATAATGAACATTGATAATGAAAAAATAAAAAGTTGGTCTCCTGATGAAATGCTTGAGATCTATTTGTCTGAGCCAGACGATTTTCTTAAGGTAAAAGAAACCCTTACTCGAATTGGAGTCTCTTCTCAAAGGGAAGAAAACACTTTATTTCAAAGTTGCCATATTCTTCATAAGCAAGGGCGATACTTTATTCTACACTTTAAAGAACTATTTTTACTTGATGGTAAACCTTCTAATTTTACTGAAGAAGATTTTAAAAGAAGGAACACTATAACAACTCTCTTATCTGATTGGGGTTTGCTAGAATTAGTAAACTATACTCATGCTAGTGAAAAGACCAACTTAAAACAAATTAAAATTGTACCATTCAAAGAGAAGAAGAATTGGACTCTTAATTCCAAATATAATATTGGTAATGTAAAGAAAAAATCTTAGTATTATAAATAAAAACATGAGTACTGAGAAATATTTGTTACCAAACGAGAAGAAGCGTTTATACGAATCTATTACAATTCCAAAGAAAAAAGAAGAGGTTCTGAAACTAATTAAGGATGCTCCTAAAACAAAAGCAACTTCTAAAGATACCAATAATCTATGGAACAAAATATCCACTTCTTTAGTAGGTCCACTTGAAGATTTAATGTATGAAAAACCATATGATAAAGCATATAGTGCTGGATATAATGGTGATAAAGAACCAAAGAATCCATTTAAAAAAGATACATTAGCTTACTGGTTCTTTACTAATTTATATACTCAAGGGAGTAACGATAATTAATTTTTAAAAATAAAACCATGAGTACTGAGAAATATTTGTTACCAAACGAGAAGAAGCGTTTAGATGAAGAAACATTATCTGAAGCTAAAGTGCCATCTGACTATTTAGATTTCCAAAGCGATGATAAAAGTTATAAAGTTTATCAAGCAGATAATAATGGAGAATCTTCTGTAAGACCCGCCGAAAAGGCAAGTAAAAATTGGCCGACTGGTGCTCCAGTAACTAAGACTTTTAAAAAAGTTTCATCTGCTCCAATTCCAAAAGGTGAGTTCTGGGTTTTAGAATCTGATAAAAGTTTTTATTGGATGGTTAACGGCACTTGGTATTCGATCAGTAAAAAAGACCATCCCCGCCCACCATTTGATTATTAAATGAAAAGCTTTAAACAATATTTAGAGGGATTGCGTATTGCTTATACTCCAGCTCAACAAAAAGCGATGGATAAAAGGACAAATGCGATGAATTCAGATCTTAAGAAAAAGTTTAAAGCTGGAAAGATTTCAATTAAATGGTCTCAGACAAGAGGCGGTCACGCTATCTTTGTTAAAGGTAGAATGGAAGGTCCTCTCTTTGATTCTGAAGATGACGCTGAAAAATATTTAAAAAAACTCGGTATTCGAGTATAAATTAAATTAAAATATAAATAAAATCATGAGTACTGAGAAATATTTGTTGCCAAACGAGAAGAAGTGTCTGGATGAAGCAAAACTTGCAGGTAAAAATAGAGAACGGCTTGATAGTTTAATCTCTTTATATGTCACGGCAACAGATCCCGAGGCAGATTATTATTATGATGGAGATGTTCCTGATGCTGAAAAGATTTTAAATGATATTAAAAAAGAATTTGGATCAAAAATTGCCAAAGATGTTGGTAATGGAACAAATATTTTCCATTATGGTAGAGATAATAATCAAGGAGGTCGCTTAACATACGGGGATGCGACAAAACAGCGTGGCGCAAGACGTATCACAAAAGGTGGTAAAATTAATAAGCAGGACGCAGCAAAACTTAAAAAGGATATTAAAGATATTTTAAAGAATACAAAATTAAATACTGCTTATCGATCACATAAGTTAAAAGGAAAATTACCAGAGAGTAATTAATAAAAAACCTTTGACACTGAAGCTGAAAAATATTTAAAAAAACTCGGAATTCGAGTATAAATAGATTTGTAATACGATACGTTTTCGTATTATAAAGAGGTGCCGAAAGGATCTCAATTAATAAAAAATAACTCGCTTAATAAGGAGTTCAAAATATGACAATAACAAATACACTAAATTCGTTGCCGCGTTCTTTCGCGGTTGGGTTCGATTCAATCTTTGATAGATTAGAATCAAGAGAGAAAGCATCTTATCCTCCTCACAATATTGTGAAGCATAATGAGGATGAGTTTGAAATCGCACTAGCAGTCGCAGGCTTCAGTGATAAAGATCTTTCCGTCAAACAAGACGGAGATCAACTTATCGTTGAATCTGATTGCGTTGAGCTTAATGGAGATAAAGAATATCTTCATAAAGGAATTGCTACTCGAAGTTTCATCAAGAAGTTTACATTAGCCGATCACATTCGTGTCGAGCAAGTAGCGCTTGTTGATGGTATACTTTCAGTTCTACTAAAGAAAGAAATTCCTGAAGAAATGAAACCTAAGAAGTTTACTATTCTTCCAGAGTTTATTAACGAAGATTAAACTTTGCAGTTAAAACATAATAAAAGGGTTCTTCAGAAATGAGGAGCCCTTTTTTATTAACTTTAGTATTTACATCTATAATAAAAGATGATATAATATATACATGAAGAACAGCATTAGTGGATTCTACACCAGCGTCGATAGACACATGAACATGATTAAGTATCGAGGATACGATCATGATGGCAAAAAAATATATGATTCATTTAAATATCGGCCAACGCTTTATGTAAATAGCAAAGACCGTAACTCAGAATGGAAAGCGATTGATGGAACTCCTGTAGGCCCAATGCAGTTTGGCACTATGAGCGAATGCCGCCAGTTCTGTAAACATTATGAAGATGTTCCTTCGTTTAAAATATATGGAAATGAAAAGCATGTTCCAGCATTTATCCAAAGCCAGTGGCCTGGCGAAATTGAGTATGATAAAAAGATGGTCGACATTCTTTACATCGATATTGAAACTGCTATTGGTACAGGCTTTCCAGAACCAATGCGAGCAGAACAAGAGATTCTTACAATCGCAGTAAAGAGTAGCCGTTGTGATACTTATATCATCTGGGGACTAAAGGATTATGACCTTTCTAAAAGTGAAGTGCCACATCTTAGAAAAGAGTATCGCCAGTTTGATACTGAAACCGAACTCTTAAATGATTTTCTAGATTGGTGGAGTGATCCTATTAATACTCCAGATGTTATCACTGGTTGGAATACAGAGTTCTTTGATATTCCTTACATCGTTAATAGAATAGCTCGTATGTTGGGCAACGATGCAACCAAGCGATTATCTCCTTGGAAAAAAATTACAGATAGAACCGTAAATGTATTTGGCCGTGAGCAAACCAGCTATAACATTATGGGTATTCAACAACTCGATTACCTTGACTTATTTAAAAAGTTTACTCTTAATACTTATGGCCAACAAGAATCATATAAGCTAGATAATATTGCCGAGGTTGTTCTTGAACAAAAGAAGCTAGCTTTTGAAGGCGATCTAAAAGAATTATATGAACAAGATTTTCAGAAGTTTGTTGATTATAATATCGTTGATGTTGAATTGATTGAACTGTTTGAAAAGAAACTTGGCTTAATTGATTTGGTATTTACTCTAGCATATTTTGGCGGAGTTAATTATACAGATACGCTCGGTACTGTTTCTATATGGGATAGTATAATCTTTAGGAATCTTGCTAAAAAGAAAATAGCGATTCCTCCATCAAAACCAAGTGCTAAAGCAGAATATGCTGGAGGGTTTGTTAAGCCAGTTGTGCCAGGGATGTATGATTGGGTAATGAGCTTCGATTTGAACAGCTTGTATCCTAACCTTATTATACAATATAATATGAGTCCTGAGACCCTCGTAAGGCATTCTACAGTGCCTAATATTACACCTGATCGAGTACTCGAAGATCAAACAAACATATCCCCTGACAGTAATTTGGCGGTTGCCGCAAATGGCGCAACATTTAGTAGACATAAGCAAGGGTTTCTACCAGAGATTATTGAAGAGCTTTATAATAAGCGTAAGAAGATTAAAGCAGAAATGCTAGATAAAAAGAAAGAGAATGAAAAGCAAAAAAGTAAGATATTAGACTCAGAAATCGCCAGACTTGAAACTGAACAAATGGCGATCAAGATTCTAATGAACAGCCTGTATGGAGCTTTGGCTAACAGATGGTTCCGTTACTTTGATCTTCTTGTTGCTGAAGGAATTACTCTTACAGGTCAACTTGTTATTCGTTGGGCAGAACAACATGCAAACAAATGGTTATCTTCATTCCTTAAAGATGAGAAGCCAGTTGATAGAGTTATAGCAGCAGACACTGACTCCATTTACGTTAATGTTCAAGATGTAATTGATAAGCTTAATCCAAAAAGTCCAGTTGAGTTTCTTGATAAGTTTGGTGAAGAAGGTATGGTTCCTGCATTGGAAAAAGCTTTTAATAAGTTAGGCGGTATTACAAATTCATATAAGAATACGATGGTGATGGCGCGAGAAGCTATTGCTGATAAAGCTATATGGACTGCAAAGAAACGAT